TCGATCAGCACGCCGCAAGGCGGCGTAAAGGTCAATCCGGTGCTGACGGCGTCCATGCGGTTGGCGCAGGTAGCGGCGACGCTGCGCAGTCGCCTCGGCCTGTCGGTCAATACCGCAACGGCAATGCGCGAACTAGGCAACGGCAACGCAGCCCGGCGGGCCAACGTGCGCGCAACGGTGTATGACGCCGACGGCCCCGACGGCCTGTTAGCGGAACCTGTCGCGTCATGATTTCACCCCGGCCCGTCCAGCGCCAACGCTATCCCGGTTCAATTCCCGAAACGAGGCACGCGCCCCCGCCCCCGCCGCCCATCGTTCCGACGATGACGCGCGGCGGGCGGGTCATCGCCTTTATCGAAAAATACTGCAAGGTCCCCGAAGGCGGGCAGGTCAATCAACCCATTCGTCTCGCCCCTTTCCAAAAGAAATTCATTCTGGCGATTTACGACAACCCTCGTCGCACGCGTCGCGCGCTCCTAAGCATCGCCCGCAAAAACGGGAAAAGCGCACTGATCGCGGCGATCCTGTTGGCGCATCTTGTCGGACCCGAAGCGAAGACGAACGCGCAAATCATTTCCGGCGCAATGTCGCGCGACCAAGCGGCCCTTGTTTACAAGTTGGCCGTGAACATGGTGCGACTGAACCCGATGCTCGCGGCCCTGGTGCGCATCGGACATTCGGCAAAGGTCATGACCGGCATTGCGCGCAATACCGAATACCGACCGATTGCCGCCGACGGCAGCACGGCGCACGGCTTGTCGCCAGTGCTGGCGATCCTTGACGAAGTCGGGCAGGTACGCGGCGCGACTTCCGATTTCATAGAAGCCATCGTTACCAGCCAAGGCGCACACGATGACCCGTTGCTGATTGCTATCAGCACGTCGGCCCCGTCGGATGCCGACATGTTCAGCATGTGGATTGACGACGCGACGCGAAGCGGCGACCCGCATACCGTCTGCCACGAATACCGCGCGCCCGATGGCGCGGACTTGCTGGACCCGGCGGCGATGGAAGCGGCCAATCCGGGGCTTGGGTATTTCAGGAACCGGGAGGACTTGGAGGAGAACCTGAAACGTGCGTCACGACTGCCGGCGCTGGAAGCCAGCGCGCGGAACCTGTTGCTGAACCAGCGCATCGCACTGGAAAGCCTGTGGCTTGCCCCGGCAATCTGGAAGGCCAACAGCGTTTCTCCCAATATCGAATTCCTGAAACGTGCAACGACTGCCATTGCGCTGGACCTTTCCAGTCGCCTCGACTTGACGGCGGCGGTAGTGGCGGGACGCGACGACGCAAACATCATCCAGCTATTGCCGTTCGTGTTCACGCCAAGCGCCGGCTTGGAGGAAAGGGCGCGGCGCGACCGTGCGCCGTATGACCAATGGGTGCGCGAAGGTAAACTAATCATGACGCCCGGCGCGTCGGTCGATTACACCTACGTCTGCGAATTCCTACGCGACGCGTTGCGCGACCTTGGCGTCAATCCGTCAACGGTCGTCTTCGACCGATGGCGCATCGACAGCTTCAAGCAAGCGGCGCAAGCGGCGCATTTCATGGAAGGGGCAACGTGGATCGAATGCGGTCAGGGCTATAAGGACATGTCGCCCCGCATCGAATACTTTGAAGCCAAGCTGTCGGAAGGTCAGATACAACATGGCGGGCATCCGCTGTTCAACCTTGCGGCGGCCAACGCCATCGCCACGCGTGACGCGGCCGGGAACTGCAAGCTGGACAAGGCCAAGACGACGCAGCGCATCGACCCCTTGGTGGCGGCCGTGATGGCGGCATATGCCGTGGGCGAAGGCGAACAACAAACTGACGCGCCATTTTTGAGCCTTATATAACGCGCGTTGACATTACATACTGTTTCAAGTATTGCAACCCAATGAGAACGGCAGAAGCTAACCGGAAATACCACGAAGCGAACAAACATATTAGCCGCGCGAGGGAACTGGCGCGCATTGCGGCGATGACGCCCGAAGAATTAGAAGCACGGCGGGTCGCCATAAACGCGCGCCGGCGCAAAAACGCGGCGAGTATTAAAGCGACTAAAGAGGCACGACTGGCTAGAAAATCGCCTGACGAATTAGCGAAACGGGCCGAAGCGCAACGCGCGTATTTCGCAGCCTATAACATACGCAATCGCGAGCTGATCCGGCAAAAGAAACTAGCGCGCGAGAAGGCGCTTACGTCTGAACAGAAAAGCGCGAAGATAAAAGCGCGTATCGGCGCGACTAATTACGAAACGGTAAGAGTGATGCCGTGTCGGCTCTACTGCGTCACACATGACAAGACCGGCCGCACCTACATCGGCATTACAATAACGCCGCCCGCGTTGCGCTGGCAAAGACATTGCGCGGCGGCGAAAGTCACAAATACCCGAATAGGGGCGGCTATACTGAAATACGGGAAAGACGCTTTTACGTTTCAAGTATTACACACTTATGCGAACGCATACGAAGCAGCCGAAGCTGAAAAAACTTGCATAGCTTTCATGGGGCTTACGGGGTCCGCAGGTTACAACATGTCAACGGGCGGCGGCGGCGCGCGGGGGCTTTCGCGGGCAAAACGCAACATTGAATGTGCGGACTTGCAGGTTGGAGGCGCATAAAACCTAGCTTTTTAGCCCCTTCCCTTTGCCCGGCGTTTCAGGTTATCCTTTGGAACCGCCTACGAAATCAGGAACAGCCCATGAAGCGCGCGCAAATCGAAGCCGGTGGCAGCCTTTACCGGGCGGCCATGGCGGTCGAACTCCCCGAAGGTGAAAGCCGAACGATCAAGTTCGTCGCTTCCAACGAGGAAAAAGATCGCTACGGCGATATCGTGCGCGCGGCCGGCTGGGTGCTGGACCATTTCAAGAATAACCCGGTGCTGTTGTTCGGCCACAACAGCCGGGACCTGCCCATCGGCAAGGTGTCCGATATCAGCGTTCAGGGAACCGCGCTTGTCGCGACGGCGGAGTTCATGCCGGCATCCATGAACGAAAAAGCCGAAAGCATTTTCCAGATGCTCAAGGCTGGATTTCTGAACGCCGTGAGCGTGGGCTTTAAGCCCCTCATGAAGCCGAACCAGATCAAGGACCCCGGCACGAACGAGTGGACCGGCGGTTACGAATTCATCAAACAGGAATTGCTAGAGTTGTCGGTTGTTCCTGTTCCCGCCCTTCCGGGCGCGCTCGCTATCTCGCGTTCCTTCGCGGGCAGCGTGGATGAATACTACCGACAGCTTGCAGGCTTGGACGACGGCGCGTCGGCCGCGTTCCATGCTGCACGTCTGCGGGAAATCGAAATTTTACGAAGCGGCATCGCCGCGTAAGGGGATCATCATGACGCTTGCTGAACAGATTGCTGCAATGCTGGCGCGTCGCGCCCGGCATCTTGCGGCCATGACCGCGCTCAACGCTGCAACCATCGTCAAGGCGGTTGCCGCCGATGGCGATACGCCGGCCGTGCCGGCCAGCGCGCGCGCTTTCACCGACGACGAACAGACCGCCTTCGATGCAGAGAAGGCCGGCATCGCCGCCTGCGATGCGTCCCTCGCGAACCTGCGTTCGCTGGAAGCCGTTCAGGGTGCCGCCGCCGTTCCGGTCGCTGCCCCTCCGGGCATCGCCGCTGCGCCGCTTGCGCCGACGCCGGGCGTCGCCCTTCGCGCGTTCAAGCCGTTCGCCGGGCAGGGCTTCGTCCGCATGGCGCTGGCTGTCGCGCGCAGCAAGGGCAACATGGGCGAGGCGGCCGCGTTCGCGTCCCGCTGGAAGGACCAGACCCCGGAAGTTGAACAGGTGCTTCGCGCTATCGCCATGACCGGCGAAATGCCGGCCGACGTTCTGCGGGCTGCCGTCGCTGCCGGCACGACCGGAAACGCGACGTGGGCTGCGCCGCTCGTTTACGCGCAGAACCTCGCCGGCGAATTCATCGAACTGCTACGGCCGCAGACCATCCTCGGAAAGCTGCCGTTGCGCGCGGTGCCGTTCAACGTCAGCATCCCCCGGCAGACTGCCGGCGTGTCCGCTGGCTGGGTCGGTGAAGGACTGTCGAAGCCTGTCGGCAAGCTGGACTTCGACCGGCTGCCCATTCCATGGGCGAAGGTGGCGATCATCTGCGTCATCACGCAGGAACTCGCCAAGCTGTCCGACCCGTCGGCCGAAATGCTGGTTCGCGATGACCTCATCAACGCAATCGTCCAGTATCTCGACACGCAGTTCGTGGACCCGGCCGTCACGGCGTCGGCTGGCCTGCGCCCGGCGTCCATCACCAACGGCGCATCCACCGTGTCATCGACCGGCGCGACCGTCGCGACGATCAATACCGACCTGACCGCCATGCTGAAATACATGGCGGCGGCGAACATGCCGAT